CTTTTAATTGAGCAATAGATGGAAATACACCTCTTTGTGTAAACCAATGATCTAAAAATATAGTGGCACAACCAGCGGCGACTGGTGCAGCACAACTTGTTCCACTAAAGTATCCCCATTTGCCATCCGCGTAAGTAGTTGTTGGATAGCTTGTCCAAGTCTGTGAGCCATAAGCAGCAAAGTCAATTCCTGGTCCTCTTGCGCTGTAATCATCCATTAATCTGTTTACATCATCTTGTTGACAAGCAGCAATTGTAATATCATTGGGTCCGCCTTCAAGTCTTGTTCGTAAAGGAAAGTATTCTTCAGTAGCGGTTGTAGTAGATGAAGAAAGTTGGATTCTTCCTTGAGCATCTGGGTTATTAATAATTGCAGCCGCGCCGATGCCAACAACTATTTTATTATCGTACCGAGGATCATCAGTTTGTACGAATACATGTGCATCATTACCTGCGCTTTTAAAATTATAAATTCCATTATAAAAATTGAACTGACTCATGATTGTGTCATAAACAGAATCTCGACTTTGGTTAGGAACTGAAATACACCAATAGTCGCTATTATCTGTAGGATCTCGAAGAACTCTTGGAATCATAACGTTATTTTCAAAAGGTGTTAAATCAGTTCCCCAAGAATTTCCTACAGGTCTATTAATAACCGAACTAGCTCCTGTGTCTTTGTCGTATACAGTTAATGATTGTATATGATCACAACGATAGAATTTTTCATGATTAAGCTCGCCATATCCCCAAGCACCTGTAACAACAGTTGCATTGCGAACTCCTGTTGCTGGATTTACCGGTTTATTAATGTGCCATGAAAGAACCCCATAATATGCAGCGGTAACTCCATCCGCTAAGTAAATAACTCTTAATGAAGAATTTTTACCCCAACCACAATGCTTTCCGCCAGCAGCGCTTAACACACCAATTGCATGAGAAGAAAATGTATCATTAAGATTTCCTATTTGATTGTTTCGACTATCGTTTAAACTCGAAGAAACATCTGCCCAATCCATAGGTATAAATCGTGTTGTGCTTGAATCTATTTCTGCGAAATCTGGATGATTAATATGACCAGCATTTGTAGAGTTAGGAGTACCTGCTTCTATCGCAACAATATCTACATAATCACCGGCAAAGTTTTGTTTCACTGTATCGGTAAAACGGTATTCAGGATCTTGGAACCATCCAAAAGGTGGAGTACCATTAGGAGCTGTAAACTCACTTGTGAAAAACATATTTAAACCAGTTGAAGTTGCACCAACGCTTGATGGTGCACCACCTGGAATATATCTTGTGCGATATGTTACTGTACCACTTTCGTATCTTGGCGTTGATGTTGGATACGCAGTTTCAATTATTTTTGGCTCAACCAAACACTCTTTGACTTTACCACTTGCTATAATTGTAGACGCCTCTTCCTCAGTTAACTTCATAGTTATCAAACCATCAAATAGATCTGGGTTAATTTTTAACTCCATATCCTTTGCTTCGTTTTCTAGGAGGTCTAATTCAGGAACACCTGGCATCATTATTATATTGTAAAGTTTCTTTTCCATAGATTATGACTCTAATTTTAATGCGTCGATTGTAACTGATACTGTACCTGTGGATCCTGAGTTATTTTGAACCGCTACAGGAACTTCTGTTTCTGAATCATCAAGCCAACCCATAATAGATGGTGTTACTTTAAATTCCGTAGAACCCGAAGCCGTTGAGATAAATTCTGCAATAACACCTGAACCATCTGCTGGGTCAGTACCTTGTGATCTACTTGCGTCTGCTGTTCTTGATGCTGTATCAGAATATATTCTTACCCAACATTGCTTATCTACTGTAACTTTTTGTAATGCGAATGATTTACCTAATGTTGCGTATTCAACATTGCCGCTTGCACCATTTGCGATTGACGAAGTTGTTTCTGCTTCCTGTACTCTCGTAGCAGCAGCACCGCCTCCACCGCTGTTACCTGCAGCCGCTTCAACCACAATAGTACCGACCATGGCACTGTGAGCTTGACATATGTACCTATAGTTACCAGAAATACCTGCTGGTATTTTCCAGAACATGGCACCNACCTGCTGGTATTTTCCAGAACAGAGCACCGCCTATTCCTGCATTTGCAGCTGAACCTTCGTAATAGATTCCTGAATCAAGTGCTACTAGACCGTCATTGTAATCTGCACCACCCGAAGTTTGAATTACGAATGGGTGTACAGCACCACCTGCACCAGTTAAATCAAATCCAACTGTCGTTCCTGCCTTTACATAAATTGTTGGGTTATCGGTTGTTCCATATTGGTCAAAACGATATGAAGAAGAACCATTATTAGTAACCTTTAATACTGTTGTAGCATTTTGGAAAGTATTTTCAAATGGTGCTTTATCTGAAACACCGGAAGGCTGTTCACTAATGTCTAAATAAGTTGGAGTGAACGTTACGTTTCTCCAAGTCCCATCACTACCGAAGTATTTTAAAATATCATCAGATTGTGGATTTGTAATTGTTGTGTCAGTAATGTTAGTCATAGCAACTGAACTACTGCCACCGCCTGTAGCATCATCAACCCAAGCAAAGTCAGAACCTGTCCAACTTAATATTTGATCTGCAGATGCTCCACTTGTATTAAGGTGAGCAGATACATCGGAATCAGCATAATCTCCACCGCCACTACCGCCTATTGATGTAAACGTAAAGTTACCGCCACCATCAGTCGTAAGTACTTGACCTGCTGAACCGTCTGTACCAACATCTGATAAATTAAGTAAACTTGTTACGCCGGCACTTGGTAATGAAGCCCATGTATAATCTGTACCATCCCATTGTAATACTTCGTTAGAATTAGCAGCTGAAACGTTTAAGTGAGTATCAACATCACTGTCTCCAAATGAACCTCCACCTGAACCAGTAGCATCATCAACCCAAGCATAGTCAGAACCTGTCCAACTTAATATTTGATTGTCGCCAGCAGCCGAAACATTTAAATGAGTATCAACATCGCTTGTTCCGAATGAACTACCACCGCCACCACCTTCAACCCAACTATAAGAACCGTTTGCGCTTGTACCAAGAACATAACCATCTGTTTCATCATTTAATATATTGGCCGAATATACAAATGTGTTAAGAGGATCAATATAACTGGTAGGAGCGCCTGCTGACGTATCTGTTAATACTTTATTCCAAGTACCGTGAGCGTAATATAATGCGCCTGTGTCGTGAGCATGTCCAATTGAACCATGATAAGTTGATGGACTAACTGCTTCTAACAAAGCTTCCGTATTATATAAGAATGATACCTTATGCGGTTTACCTATTAAATCCAACGCACCATTAATATCAAATAAATCAATTGGATTATTTGCATCACCTAGTGCTAGGTATAGCTCTGTTAGGTTATCGTTTACTTTATCAAAAGCATTACGTAACGGATCACCTGTCCCGTCATTCGCAGATGCTCCGATGTTAATTATTTGCTTGGCCATAGCTCTTCTTTCCTAATTTGTCTTTAATTAAATATTTATTGTTAATAGTCTGTGTCGAAGTTACTTTCGAAGTATTTCGTTATTAATCTTCTCATGTCCGCCGACACTTCGTGTCCTACATTGTCTCGTAACCATACTACGTTACCATAAGGACTTATTCTGCTCTCTGCTCCATATACGTATCCGCCTGTTAACTGGAACCCAGTATATCCCATTGCTTGTGCAAATCTATAAGACGAATTATCTGCACTTAAGAATGTTGGACTGTTCGGTATAAGATTAGATGCATTACCTCTAAATGGAACAGTGAAATCATTCATACCGTTAATTTGTAGAATCCTTCTTTGTGGTATTGGATTTCTAAACTGATCGTATCCATCGTAAGGATATGCATCACCAGTTTCAAAGTCGTTAGAAGGATACCAGAATCTGCTGTCTCTATATTGATCTGTATTCGTTTGTGATAATAAACAAGCAATTACGTCAACACTCAGATCTCTTATTTCAATTGCGGCTCTTAGTGCAAGGGCACCACCATTAGAAACACCAAGAATACGAATCTTATCCGAATCAACATTATTATATACTTTCAGTTTTTCAATCATTTCTACTAACATTTCAATGTCAGGACCTTTACTGACTTCCATTGAAACGTTCCAAGAATTAATAAATCCTTGAATACCAATTAAGATATGTCCTGTTAAATCATCTTTCCAATCTTCAACCATCTCGGCGCCTGTACCACCATTACCATGTAATAATATCGCAACTGGGTAAGGACCTGTTCCTGTAGTTGGCATTCCAACAGTAACTTCATAATCGTGGAATCCTTGTTCCCATTGTGTTGTAATAGTTAAATCATTGGCTGAAGCTTCGTTCATTGTTAATCCACCAGTTCCTCCTGGCGTATGATCAGCAGCAACGAATGAACTGTCGGCAGTATAGTTTGTAACCGAAGCTCTCAAGTTTTCAATATCTGCTTGGTCGAACGGAGAACCACCACCTTGGTCGTTGAACTTTCTTAAGAATCTTTGTTTAATTGAACCGCCCATATAGGCTTTAAATATAAAGTCACCAAACAGCTTTGTACCAGAAAGGTGAACATTTTCTTTTAATAACTTTTCGTATTCTTGTAAAGGTAATGATGATTTAATCTGATATGAATACTCTTGATAGAAATCACTATCCTGTATTCTCATTCCTGAGTCAATGTATTCCTGATCGTATACATTAATAGTTTGATCTAATTCCCATACAAGAAGTTCCATGTCAGCATACCAGAATTGCTGTTTCATCGATGGGACGACAATATTATTCCATCTTTCGGTTACTGCCGCCGCGGCTGTCTTACTACGTAACACTGTGAACTGAATGCTTGAACCGCCATTAAGAGGAAAACCTTGTTTTGTCATATCGTATATAGCAAAACCATCAGAGGCTATACTTCTTAACCAAGGATCAACCGCAGGACTCAGCGCAGGATAATCATTTGTTGGATCTGCTCCAAACGCCATTCTCATAACAATTATCGGAAGGAGAGATGCAGGAATGTTAGTCGTGGTTTGTGTAACACCATTTTGTTTCCAACCACTAAGATGTGAATTAACACCTGCCCAGTATCCGCTCGTAGTACCTTGTGTTTCTGCCTCAACATAACCAGACACAATCTTAATATTATTATCATCTCTTAATTCGGCTTTACCCGTTTCAAAATCTGCAATATTAACTAATAGAGGATCATATCCAACATATCCAAATCCTGAATTAAGAACAGCAACTTCTTGAACTTTACCTACCGCAAACTCAGTCGTTCCATTTACGATTGCATTATCACCAAATCTTTTAGTGTCTAAATAATCGTTTTGAATAATGGAAACATCGAACTCAGAAAAAACAGCGCCATTTGCTAATCGTATATTTTCTGTTTTATTAAATCCACTATAATTAAATGGTACAAATTTAATGAATCCGCCTGCAGAGTCAACTTCTTGAACCACACCTTGGATATTAGAATCCACACCTACGATTCGATCTCCTATTGAGAAACTACCTGCATCACCTGCGTCAGTAAAGTTTACAATTTGATTCTTACGATCAAGGTTTCTAATTAATGAATCTTGAGCAGCTACGAATACATCGTTCTGATAATCTGCTCCTGGATCAATACCGCTAAATCCTGCGATACGACCAATTGTTAAATCTTGAATATTAAATGCTTGATTTAATGGCGTCGTTATAAGAACAGGGGATGCCGTTCCTGACATTGGAGTGACTGCACCATAATCAGCTGCGTTTAATGCTATATTTAAATAAGGAGTAATAGGATCAGTAATAACAGAAGCAACGGAAGTATCAGTTAAAGCAGTAACCTTAACATCGTTAGCGTTAGCCGTATCTGCAAATTGAGGTCCTGGTGAACTTAGATTTTGTGGAGTTAACTGATTCGATTCAAAACCAAGATTAATTTCTAAACCAGATTGAGCCGTTGTGACAAGAGCGTTATCTTGCATTACCTGCCCGGTAACCATTTTAAAACCAACAACACTTTCGTTCTGTCCAATCACTGTACCTGTATTACCAAACTGATCTGCTATAGATTCACCGATAATAAATTGCTGATCGTAACCACTCTCAGAGTTATTTAAAATAATAGATTGGTCAGAAACAACTAATCGTGTATTTTCAATAGTATAACCGTAACCGCCATCTTCGAGATCATATCTTATTTCACCAGAAACAGTATCAGTAACCTTAGTTACAATTACTTTACCTGCATATCCGTCTTTTTGTCGAACATTAAATACTTCACCAATGTCTCTACTTGGTAATGAATCTTTATCGTCAGAATCAACAGTAAAGCCAGATAGAGAACCATTTGTTTTACCAAACTGTACTATTTCACCATTAATGTTCGTGATAATATCTTCGTACTTTTTAAACGTACCTTGAATACCATCAAGATATATGACAGGAGTTTTAATACCATTTAGAATAAAGAAGTTAACTGAACGAACGGATGCCTTTGCTTTTGTGACAGCTCCTTCAATGTTACGTGATAATATATCAACGTAATTATATTCTTGTCCTGACTTAGAAGTAAATAAATCATTGTTTGGAAACATTTGTAAGTAAACGCCTTGCTTCCATTCTGAGTCTGAAATCTTTTGCATCTTGTCGGAAGGATAAGATATTTCAATATCAAACTCTTGATAGAATATAGCAAAGAATAACTCAATACCTCGGGCTGTACCTTTTGCTCGATACAAGTCAAGTATATTTTTAATAATAAATTTAATAAGATCTGCTTTAAGTGGAAGATCAGCAAGGAACTTTTTCTTAAAGAGAATAATCATACTCTCTAAAGTAGTATCAATATCACGCGTTTCAAATAAACGTCTTGATTGATACAGATGCTGATTCTCTTGAGTCTCTGAGAACTTATAATAGTCCTCGACTAATTGAACAAGCTCAGGTCCATCTTCCCTGTAAATAGCCGGGAATTGCCGCTTGACGAAAAGCGATATGTTTTTTTCTATTTCACCCTGAGGCATAATTCTCTTCTCTTATTAATATGACGAGGTTGTACCTGAAGAACTCGCTGATGCTGTAATCTTTGCTTTATCTTCAAGCTCCATTACAATATTAACATCTGAATCTCTTAATATAAACACTCGACCTTGTGGAGCTTTAATATCATTTTCGATTGTCTTTGCGGTTATCTTAATTGCTGAACCAGTAAAGGCTTCTACTGAAAAGTTTGTTAACTTAACTTCACCTTTAATATAATCTACAGTACCTGCCGTAGGATTAATAATCTGTGGATTCGTAACTTCATCTGTAATAATCATAACGTTACCGTTACCATCATCCTGTAAGAATACACAAGCATTATCAATATCAAACGGTGATGATTTAATCGCAGGTTTATAATTCACAAATCCATTTGCTGCTTTATAAGGATAAGGTCTAACCAATTCTGTTTCAAATTTAAATGTTGGATTCGTATTAAAGTTAAGAGGTGGAGAGTATTCAATAATAGGAACAACATTAATTTGGTTACTTAATATACCTACATCCAAATCATCGATGATTCCTGAAACCTTTGAAGCTCTTAACGTCTTATCAAACGATTCGAGATTATCAACAGAATATTTTTGAACTGCTGCTCTTACGAGTGCTTCAAGATCTGATTCTGATTTCTCTGTATTCTTTCTACTATAATTAACGCTTATAGTCATATCAGCATAAACGAATTCCGTTTGCTTAAAGATTGGTTCAATTCCTAATGGTGCTCTTTCTTTTAAATAAGCAATATATGAATTAGATAAAGTAGAGGATATAATTCTTGTATTATCATTAAGGAATACTGAAATAGCAACTCGACCAAATTGAGGTGGATCTAATTGTTCACCGCCATAAGCAGAGACTGCCGTAATCTCAGGGAATGCTTGTTGTAATAGTACTTCGTAATCTTTAGTAGTAACTGCTCGTTCTTGTACCTGTAATGATTTAGGAGCAAAGTATCGAATAGATTCCATTGACTCACGTTCTTGACCACCCGTAGCAGGTGTTAT